CCGGCAATGCCCCATCCCCGCAGCCATTCCGGGGTGATTTGGCTGTCTAGGTCGTCAGCCTGGCTTTTCTGGCCGAATCTGGTCCGCTCATTGGCCTGCGCTGCCCCTGCAAATGCTGCAAGGTTTTTTACTCTATCAATTTTCGCCATATATCCCCCTACTAGAAGAACTTTCTCGCCCATGTCCCGACGCCAAACCCCTTGGCGTTCGGATTATTCGCAAATCCAAAATAGCCGTCTTGTGCGGCCTGGATAACCTTATAGTACACCCCCTGGGGCCTCGCTAACAGCCACAGGACCAATAATAGTCGCAATTCCGACAAGGGCACGCTCGGATCAACGTACAGTGTCAGGCTCATGTCGTAATTATCCACTACCCAGGCCCGGCCATCACTGGCAAGCTGGATCGCCCCCTGGATCGACAGATAATCCGGCGCTATCATTTTCGCTTTGACGTTGTTGATTGCGATCTTGGCCTTCAGGAAGCGGCGATACGATTCGTCACCTAGCGTTGTCCACCCGTATTCTGGTTCACCCCGGCGGTAGAACGGGGCCTGACCAAACCCCCGCGCCCCTGTGTGGCCACGGAAGCCGAAAAATTCGAGAAATGTCTGAACCCGGCGATTTAATCCGACAATCCGACCGATGATGTCCAGTTGCCTTCCAACGGCCTGGTCAACATCGAATGCGTCGGCGAGTCCCAGCAAAACATCAGCAATCGGTGCCAGGGTGCCCAGCCGGAGGGCAATATCGGCCCGGGCCTTGGGGCTGCGCCAGTATTGTTTGATCAATAATTTTTCGTAACTCTCAATCATACTACCGTCACCCTCACGTGGTCGGGGGTCAGGCCGAGTATCTGCCCCCGAGCGATCACTATCTCACCGTCTGTCCACGCCCCATAGGTTTTTATTTTCAAATTCGTCAAAACGTAATTGGACCCGACGGAATACGCCGGGCCGTAAAACTGGTTGGCCTGGACTGATTCCCCAATGTGGAATTTTCTTGCACAGATAGCGGCATTGATTGCCTCGGCATCTACCTGATCATCGCCCCTTTTGGTCGCCGTGACCTGTAAATACAGGCACACCCCTTCCGGGCGGTCAAATTTGACGCTGTGATAAATCGGAAACGTTGTCCCGTCGGCCCGTGTCAGTGTCTCTGTGTAGGTTTCCTCTTCACCACCAACAACGACGCAGCCAGCAGTCCGGTCGACTGCGATAACCTGAGCTATTGCGGCCCTGTCCCCACCCAGGATAACGGGCCAAATTGAATGTGGAGGAAGCCCTCCTTGTCCGTCGGGGAACGGATTCTCGTAAACGACCGCATCGATGACCCCTGGAAGGTCTAGCAGTTTGGCTGTCAGCCCTCCGATGGTGGAGTGTGACGGTTTTTGCACACTTTGCCATCGACGTTGCCGGAATTCCGGCTCGGTTTCGTCAGGGGAGCCGGCAAAGGCGGTCGGTGTTGGCTCGATGCCGACAACACCCAAAACCGGTGTCAATATCTCGAATGTGGCACCTGTGGCACCTGTCGATGTCGGGACACTGCCCCATTCCACCGACTGAAAAGTTACCGTGTGGGTACCTGGGGCCAATAGCTGGTTGGCTTGCGGTGTTTCCCATTTGTCACCGTCTGTCTCGACCGTGAAACCTGCTGGAAGGTCAACTTTTCTGTTTGTTTTGACCTCCAATTCCCAAAGGGATCGGCCTCCGGGCCTCGGTGTTATTCCTGCAAGTTTGGCAATCGAGCGCAACCCTTTCCCTGTCGCAAGGTCAGGGTCGAAGCTGTTGTAAACGAGTAATGCCAGCTCCTGTAGATCGTGCCGGGCCTTGGCCTCGATTCCGACCCGCTGACCGTCGGGTGTGTCTTGTGTTAGCTGCAAATCGGCCCCGTAAATCTCCCGATAACCAGCTATCAGCTCGGCCAAGATATCTGTCAATTCGTCAATTTGAAGCCCGTTTTCGTCTAATCTCATATTTCCACCGTCAAATTGGCCTCACCTTTGTAAATGTCGATATAGGATAGCGAAATAGTGGCCTGCCTGCCGACCAATCGCATATCAAGCCCGGTCAACCGCACTACTCCCGGTGTACCCAGTGCCACCCGTTCGACCTCGCGCAATATCCGTTTTTGCGTTCCCCTGGCACCCAGTAACCGCAACCAATCAATCCCGGCCCCCATATCCAAAAACCAGTCGTTTTTGAACGAACGAATACGGGTCTTGACGCACTGGGCCACGGCCTGCGAGCCTGTCAGGTGCTGACCCATTGTCCAATCGTCGAATTTGTCGAGTCGCGAAACCCTCATTTATCCCCCTGGCGGTATCGGTGCGCCGGTGTCGGCCCCAGGTGCTGTTGTTGGGTGCAGGTGATTTCCGAGGCTCACACCCGCAACCGTCTTGCAGTCGGCCCCTTTGACTTCCCCGGTCGCATTGATGTCTCCGGTGGCGTCGATACTGCCACCACTGGAAACATCCCCATCAACGGTTATTTTGCCTGTGACGGTCAAATCCCCATCGAGGCGGAAGTTGCCGAACTGCTCGCTATCCCCCTGGATGGTCAGGGTTTGCGGTAGTGTTATCGCCGCCTGGATGGGATTTACCCCGACGATAGCGAAACCGTCGCTGTAATCGTGCATCCTCATTTCTGCGGGTGGTTGCTCGTCTTTGCCTTGATACCAGCGGTCAAAGCAGCGCTCAGTGAACACCAAAAGGCAGTAATCACCGACACTAACCGGCATCGCCAGATACGAGCCGCCCCCCTGCAAGGTCACCGGTGGCACCTCGACGAAGACGGGTAACTGCACCGACTCCCCATCGATGACTCGATTAATCACCGGCTGCACGTCAACGGTCGTTTCGTTGACCTGAACGACCCTGGCAACCGTCGCAGTGTGCAGGTTGCCCAGCATTTCTCGAAGTGCGTCCTGCATTACCTGGTATAGCGAATCAGCCACGGGGCACCTCGTAATTAGGGGCCTTGATGCAGGTGCATTGCTGCGACCAATCGTCGCCGTCGGTGTCACCTGATATTGTGATGGCCTTGACCTTGTAAATACCGTCTAGGTAGTGGGTAAAAACCGTCTCCAACTTGACCAAACCCCCTAATTTAATTGCCGGATTTAGCATCGTGACAAAGGTCAACTCGTTTTTGTCGGCCTCGGGAGTGCCAATCAAGCCCGTCTCGGCACTCACAACCGGTGCATACCCCTCCCGGACGTCATATTTACCCAAGACAAAAGCCTGCTCATTGTCAATAAAAAATTCCTGTCCAGGGCCCAGGACCGAACCAAATAACTGGGCCGTGGAGCCGACTAGTACCCTGGGTCTGGATAACTCCGGCGTTTCGGCGACGACCCCTTTTGTGACCTCTGGCAACCCGGCCAAAAGGGCCTTGACCGCCTCACCCTTGTCTTTGACGGTCTGCGACACAAAGCCGCCCAATAGGGCTTTTCCACCGTCCAAGACAACCATTTTCGTCACGAAATCAGCCCCTTCCCGGAGGGTCTTTGCAATAATCACATTACCACGGAATATCACATCAAGGTCATCGCCGTAGCCAACGGCCAATTCCGCCGGGATGTAGTCTCGGTCAAGCTCGCTCCTATAGGGTGGGTCCAGTAGGTTATACAGTGAAATGTCAAGCTGGTTTGCCTCGGATTTCATCGTTTTTTGGGCAGAAAACACGCAACTTATCGGGGGCTCGATGACCTTGGCCGTCGAGCCCTGCCCGAAAGTGAAGCGGTAATTCCTGCCAAATCTCACCCCTGAACCTCCGTTCCCCGAAGTAAGGCCATCGTCTCCGGCGTTATAAAGTACAACTGGCAGCGGCCCGTTTTGAAATCATCCATCCGGTACGGGTCAACTCCCCCGGATTCCAGGCAAAAAAACGCAAAAGGCCAGTTGGTACCCATTATCAACGGTAATCCAGCAGCGATACGGTAGCCCTGGATGGTTTTGTCGTTCCAGGCCAAATCAAAAAACCACGACTGCACCGCCGGGCGATAGGTCAGCTCCATGACGCAGTCACCGACCGGTGTTATCAGGGTATGCCGTTGCTTGGGGCTGTCTGTGATGTTTGTGATTTTGATCATCCTAACCCCCCATCAACGACCCAAGCAATGACCGGGCCTGTTTTTTGTTGTCCTCAGCACCCTGCACATCCTGTACCCCCTGATCTGTCCGTTTGGCCGTCTGTTTTTTGGCCGGTTTCGACGGGGCCTTATAAAATTCCTCGATGCCAACGACCTTTGTAACGGCCATCCTGACCTGTTTCAAGTCTATCTCAAAACGGATCACCTGTGACTTATTGTCACGGTTCAGGGAAAGGCTGGTGATTGCCATGTTGTCGATAACGCCATTGATCCCCTCGACAGATATTAGTTGGCGGCCGTTGTAAACCGACTGGACAAAGTCCAAGAACTGTTGGCGAATCGACTTTGTTTGCAAGCCCTCCGTGGCCCGAAAGGCGTCTTTGGCCTGCTCGTGTTTCACTGCCCGGTAAATCCCGTCGATTTTTGCCATCCGCATCAATTCGGCCTGGGTTTTATCCGCGTAAAAGTCGGCAATCTCGCCAACTAGGTCATCTTCGGGCTCCTCGGTGACATCGACCGGCGGGGCGTCAACGAAAATATCGGAGACAACACCCGAAATCGTGTAACGCAGTGGTTCCCGGATTATGTCGTCGCTGGCCACGGTCCCATCCTCCAATACTTTGTCGGGGACAGAGGCGGTCAGGGTGGTAGTATCAGACACGTGGGCGTAGAGGTTGAAGCCCCCGATACCCAGGACCGTTTGTTCTCCTTCCTCTAGCGTTTGCTGTCTGCCGTCGTCTATCACGCCCCACCCCTCGCCGCCATCATTTGGGCCTGTTGGAGTTGGTCTTGCAGTCCCCGTTGCACCGCCCGTCCGGCGGCCTCGGGCTGGTCGGTCTTGATCTCGATGGACACGTCTTGTTTGATCTCCGTCTGGCTGACCCGGGAAACCCCAGGGGCTTCGGAGACTGGCAGTACCCCGAAATCAGCAGGGGACACATCAGGCAATCCTTGGATGGTCTCGGGCGTAATCGACTTGTCACCGCCCAGCAGATTGACTGCCCAGTCTGGCAAAACCGCCCGGGCCGCATCCATTATCAGGTGACCCAACCCCGAAAACATCGCTTTGATCCCGGCCCAGAGACCCTTGAATAATTCGCCGATGTAGGTCACTGCATTTTTGGCCATATCTTTCAGGGCTTCCCATGTCCCTTCAAAGTTGCCGGTGAACAGATTTATAATAACGTCAACAAATGAGGTCCATATCCCGACAAGTGCATCGATGGCCTTCCTGAACGAGTCAGGCAGTAGCATTTTGAGAAAATTACCAACCGCCGTAAATACCACCTTGACGAACTTGCCCAGGCCAGAGAGCAGCGATTTAATTCCTGCCCAGAGCCCCTTAAATAGCTCACCGATAAAACCCACGGCGTTCGCTGCCATATCTTTCAACGCATCCCAGGCCCCTTCAAAATTACCGGTAAATAGGTTGACTACCAAATCGACAAACGCCTTCCATATCCCCTCGATGGCATATATCGCCCTGTGAAATTGGTCAGGTAGCAGGGTTCGCAAAAAATTCCCGACCCCAATAAGCAACACTTTGGCGAATTTACCCAGGCCAGAGACTAACGATTTGACGCAGTTGATGGCATTATCGAACGCCTTCTTGAAAAATTCCTTTGCAGCGGTGGTGTCACCCCGGAATAAGGCCATGACGCCCTGGAAAACATTGATAAAATACCCAAACACTGCACCGATGGCCCGGCCAATGTCGATAACCGCCGGGATAACTGCCTTGACGAATTCAATTATCGGCGGCAACAGGGCCTTCCCGAAGGACACGATTCCAGCGAATAAATCCTTGACGAACTGGACCGTGTCTTGAAGGATTGGCCGGATATCCACCCCGAACGAGTCAAAAAACTTGGCTATGACCGATTCGCCGCCCTGGGCAGCGACTATCAAATCATCGATTATCAAGACAACCGCCGCAATCGCCGCAGCAGTCAGCAACATTGGGGCAGATGACACGGCCCAGGCTGCACCCAGGGCAACGATGATCGGCATCAGGCGCTTGATGGCCCCGACAGCAGATTCCATGACCGGGCCAATTTTCCGCAACCCCTTATTTAACCAGGAATCGCTGTCCTGCAGTAGGGCCTTGAATTGCCCCTGTAAATCGCCCAGGACCGGAATCATGCTGATTGCAACCCTCTGCCCCAGCACCCCTATGCCGTGCCGCAGATTGTCGATGTTGGAGGACAGGGTGGCTGCCGTCTCGGCCTGGGCCTGACTGATAATGCCCCACTGTTCAGCGTCGGCCATCAGGCGATCTAGTCCATCGGCCCCGCCTTCCAGCATGTTGAGCAATGATTTATCAATGCCCAGTTGGGCAGCCAGGGCAACCCTTTTGGACGGGGCCATGTTCCGGGATTTGTCGGCGAATTCTTTGAGAATGTCCACGGTTGGCCGTATTTCACCCTGCGCGTCGGTTATTTGCAAACCCAGGGCCTCGATGGCCAACTTGGCCCGACCTGCCCCGGTTGCGGCAAACTGGCCGAGTCGTTGGTTTAATCCTGCTATTGACGCATCAAGGGTCTCGACAGTTCCCCCGTCCTGTGTGGCCGCATACCGCAGTTTTTGTAGGGCCTCGACCCCCACCCCCTGCGCCCTGGCAAAGTTTCGCATTGCCTCGACGCCCGCTAATTGCTTTGATGCCCAGACTGCGGCCCCGGTGGTAGCCCCTGCAAGAGCAGTCGCCATCCGGGCTGATTGTTTGACTACCGTTTTTAGCCCGGCGTTGAATTTGGCCAGAGGCTCCAGTGACCCCTTGAACGAAAATTTTGTAACCACCTCATTGACTACGGCCATTTACCGCCTCTTGTGCACCTTTTCGACGTAATGCGCCTCAATGTCCCTGGAAATCGACTCAAATTCCACCAAATCCAAGAAGTCGTCGGTGTCCAGGGCCTCTAGTTCTGCCAAAGAGCCGTAACCAGCCTTCACCAACGACAACAACGTCATCTTTTCGTCGTCTAAATTGGTGAAGAGGATTAAATCTTCTCCCTGGGAACGCCTGGGGACACCGAGTCTGTAAGGTTTTCGGCTAAAAAAGGGTATGATATCGCCCCCATCGCCGCAGTGACGAACTTAAGATAATCCTGCGGGTAGTTGTCCCAGTGCGTTTCCAGTCGGGAAAGTAAAGCGCCATCAAACGTTGTCACGTCTGCGATGGTGACCATGACATCGTCGAATTTTTCCGAATCCATGAACCCGAAATCGCCATCGGAGAGCTGGTCTTTGATGTGTGTAAAATATGCAAAAACCTTCCGGCGTTGCTTATGCCGCATCCTGGTTAACCGATACTCCCTGCCGTTGACCTCGATTAGGCCGGTCTCATAGATTTGTCGCAATAATTCCAGTTGATCCAT